AACATGGATAGACAGAACTACAGAAACAGAATCAACCACTACATCAATCTCTGTCTTTACGCAATAATTACCAGTGGAACGGCACTCGCACAAAGCACTCCTGCTCCTAGTAATACTAACATTGCAGGTCCTAGTGCTAGTGCCACTGGTAATGTTACAAATCAAGCAGTTCAAGTTTTACAAGGACCATATGCAGTCAACACCTATGGTGGTGGAGTAAGTTGTCAAGGAGCAACATTTTCAGTTTCTCCATTTGGTATGAGTAGCAATAACACCAGTGATGACCCAGAATCTTTTGCATCACGTAATGGAAACTGGGGAATTTCTGCCGGTCTTAATATTCCATTAGATAGAAATCTAATGAACTTATGTAAAAAAAGAGCAGAAACTGAAATTGCTAGACAACAAGCAGAGACTGACAAAGCACGTTTAGACTTTGAACTTGTAAGATTATTAAAATGCGGTGAAGCACATAAAAATGGTGTGATGTTTCATCCCAATAGTCCTTACTATAAAATCTGTGCTGATATTGTTGTGAAATACCCAATAGTTGAGGATGTAGTCGATGGAACCAATACAACTAATTGATAACCCAAATCTAAAACATATAATCGGAAATAATCCGATTAATGTGCCAAAAACAAACGTACAAAATGCAAACATCAATAGAATATCTGGTCCATCTGTAATTTCAACTATAGATAAACCAACTATTCTTGGTGTAGAAGCACCTGTTGTTCGTGGATTGGAAATTCCTATTGTTGATGTTCCAAATACTACAATCAAATATCCAGTTATTAACGTACCAACTCAAGCACAATTTAATGGTGCGACAAAGGCGGAACGTGAAAAACAAGCAGCAGAACAACAACAAGAAAAATCAAGGGGGTTGCCTGACGCAAAACCACCAGACATTCCTCCTGCAGTTCAACAAATAACTCAACAACCTCCTGCACCTACTCCAGTTGCAGAAATTCCAGCAGATAAACCACAACCTACTTTTTCTGTTTATGGAGTCAATGTTAATTTACCTGATCCTTCTGTTGTTGCTACGGCTGGTGCTGTCGCCGTAGTCACTACAGCAACTACTATGATTTCTGGCATCGCTTTAAACATGATAAAGAATGCCGCTGAGCCTCTTCTCCGTGAAGCAGTCAAGAATAAATTTAAAATCAAAATCAAACAAGTTAAACCTGTACTTCATTATGTTATGACTGACACAGGACACATTGATATCTTTGAGTATTCTGCTGAGGGCACAAAACTAATTGATACTACTGACAACGTGGAGAATTACATTCGAGCACAAGTAGAAACAAACTCTTTCTACGAAACTGAAAACAAAATCATTATTGATGATGTCGTAGCAGATAAGTTTACAAAAGAAGGTCAGAAAAGATTTAAACCTCTGTTTGCTCCCGCAAAGAAGGTAGCGAAAAAGTTGTCCGCTCGTTTATCCTTTTGATTTATTTTTTAATTTAAAAGCAGCATCACCAAGAAAAGAACCTACAGCAAGCACAAGTACTTTTGCATATGCATCTCTACTTGTAGTTTCAAGTTCTACTTGACCTTCTGTACGAATAGCAACAGATTCTACAGCAGAAATCATAAATGCTGCCCATATGATTATAAACAGTCTAACGATATTAAAGTAAATCATTTTTGTCTCCTAGATTCTAATAAAGCAAAATCTTTTTTCTTAGTTCCACCATCATATTCCCAAGCGTAACCGGATTCAATCATCATCTCATTGACAGATTTTTTCTTATTCACAGCGGATACTTCATTATCTCCAATAAACAAATGTCCCAGAATTCTACCATACTTTTCGGTAGAATCTGGGAGTTCTGTTTTAACGATAACATCAGTTTGTCCTTCTAACTTTTTCTTGAGCCATTCTTTAACTTCAAGACCAAGTGCCTTTTCCTTTGCATCAGTTGTTCTGCTCTCTGGGGTATCGACGCCAGCAAGACGAATTCGCTTAGTAAGGGAGATATCAAAACCAAGATCAATAGCAGCGTCAATAGTGTCACCATCTACAACTTTAAGAACTGACTTGATTCTATAAATGTACGGATCTTTGTCTGCCATTAGAAAGGAAACTTAATACTTCCAGTATTTAGTTTAGGAATAGGTAATTTTTCAAATGCTTTATTGACTTGATTTTCTACAACTTTACCAACAAACTCTTCTGGATTATTAAGGATTGCTTCTGCTTTTTTATAAGTTACATAAGCACCATAACAAAGTACTCCACTAATTGCCAGACTCGTCGCTGACAGAATGATTGCTAAGTTCTTCATTTTTCATTTCCTCGTGTGCTAGTTTTAGTATGTAGTAAATTACATATGCAGTGAAGATAAGACCACATCCTAATATTGTAATCACTCCCCACGGCAATTCCATCAATACTTACCCTCAGTACAATACTGAACTTTCTTATTTGGATAATAAGGATATTTGCCCTCTTGAGGTTTCATCCATCCACATCCAATTAACCAATCCATTGTCATAGGAGTTGGTCTAATTTGATCCCATAATGGACCCTTAGCACACATCTCTAACTTTTCAGCAGTCACATTTGATTGTTCTTCTGCCCAGTTCGCATCTGCCTCCCAAGGAACGGCGCGACTCTGCATCATTGATTCATAAGTCAATCTCGTATTCTTCATTACCCAAGCAGGTATCTCGGAATCCTGATGTACCTGTGCCATAAAGGATGTTTTTAGTCCACCACCCATACAATCTTGAACGGTATGCCATCCTTCGTGTCTCATCGTTCCCAAAAACTCTCTTGGATCCTTGAGCAGTTCTTCATTAACAAAGAAACGATTATAGTTTGGTTTGTATAATCCTACTGTTCTTGGAGTAAAATACCTTTCTTCTGCAACATAAACAGGAACATTTACACCATCAAGAGCAGTAATAATTCTTTTTAGTTCTTCTCTGAATGGATCAAAGTCTGGATCTTTTAGTAGTTCAGAATCTACTGTAAGTTTTTCTATACCCTCAGTGCATTCTAGGAGTATCATACAACCCATTGCCTCTGCACTATAAGGTCTTACTGTTGGTTGCTTTGGTTCTAAAGATGATGCTATAGCAGGAAATGCTAAAGATAAAATTAAACCAGCTGAGGTGAGTAACTTTTTCATTCGTTCCACCATCCTTCTTCTTTGTGTATCCAGACTTTCAAATCTTTTACATAATTTCTCAAGATCTGGGCCTGTTCTTCATGCCAAAAATCACCCGTCTCCATGAAAAGACGGGTGTGATTATCTATGGCTTTGAGTATTTGATGGATTGGAGCATTCCAACACTCTCGTTTAGGAGTGTTCCATTCTCTTGGCATTGGTATGTAAACGTGTAGATTTGATTGTCACCTAGAAAATCTGTTTGACATAAATCAGGTCCAATCAACATATGGCCAACAATACTCAAAGTCACAAATTCAATCATTTTTTCTTGCCACCATTCTTCGCTTTTTTGGCATTCGCATTTCCAGAATTCTGCTTCTTATTATTAGCAGAACCCGCTCCACTCTTCTTGCCCTTGTTTGCTGATTTTGCCATTATGCTCCACCTGTGCGAGGTTGTACTTGACCTTCAAGAACTTCTACTCTTTCTTCAAGAGTTGGTTCTGCAGCAACAACTTCTGGTGCTGGTGGTTCTGGAGTTGGTTCTACCACAACTTCTCTGCGTGGATCTTCTTTTTTCTCATCATCATCACCACCCTTCTTCATCGTGTTAATACCAAAGGTTGCAGCAGAAGCTGTAAATACGGTAGCAATAAAAGTTGGGTCCATCTTAGCAAGAAGACCAGCATAACTAGCAGTTAAGAGAGCAGCAGACCAACTCAAAATAGCAACACGAATAACAGTACTCATACATTTACCTTTTTTGTCTTCCATCAGTCCTTGTGATGATGTCTTTGTTATTTAGGATTTTAGAACTTAAATTTAAGTTTTGCGGAAACTGCGGTGTTAGAAACACCATCATTAATTTGATGAATTCCTTCAATAACAACCATCTCTTTATAATCAACAGAAGCAGATGCTTCAATCATTCCACTGGTCTCATAAGAACCACCAACAGTCACTCCGAATAAATCCTTTTTATTTCCACCAAAGCGGTGTGAAATATTTAGACCCACCTCACCAGATTGTGAAGTTTTGTTTATAGCATCAACAGTTCTTCTGGATTGAATAGAACCTTTTTCAGTAAATCCGTCTCTCTGATAGTTACCAAAAGTATATCCAACAAATGGTCTTACATTCTTATTAAGATGCCAGAATAGTCTGTTATTTACAAACCATTCCTTTCCTTCTGTTGAACTTTCATTTCCAAATACACCTTGAACAGTTCTCTTGACATTATATTTGTTTTGAGAAACTCCAGCATTTGTTAAGAGCGAGAATGTATTTCCACGGAACATATTGAATATTCCATAATGATTTTTCAAGAGTTTAGAAGTGCTATCAACTCCACCCAAATCAACATTCATATTATTGTATTGAGCACCAATCGTCCAGGTTGGTTTAATATCAATCTCTAATCCACCACCAATGATTAAAGTCTTACCATTATATCCATTCTCACCAGAAGACCAGGCATAATAGTTATTATTGAATACTCTTACTCTATCTGTGGTTGGTTCAGTTGGTTCGTAAATAAACAGATTTTGCAATCCACCACCAATCTTATCTAAAACTTCGTATTGGTCAGTGCGTCCAGAAAGAACATCGTGATTATTTTGAGTATCAACAGAAAGAAGTAATGAACTTACGACTGTTCCATCACTGTAAGTATCTTGCTTCAATAATGGAGTTTGAGTTGTAGTTGCAAAGTCTCTTCTAATCTTTTGAACTCCATCCTTCTCAGACGCCTTATGAGTTACTTCTGTGGTAACAACAACTGGAAGTCCTGGTGCAGGAACAGTCACAGAGTTTAATAATGTTGGTGGTTGTGGTTCAGGAGTTGGTTCTGGTTCTGGTGTTGGTTCAGGAGCAGGAGTTGGTTCAGGAGTTGGTTCAGGGGCAGGAGTTGGCTCTGGTTCTGGAGTTGGTTCTGGTTCTGGAGTGGGTTCTGGTTCTGGAGTTGGTTCTGGTTCTGGAGTTGGTTCAGGAGCAGGAGTGGGTTCAGGTGTAGGTTCTGGAGTTGGTTCAGGAGCAGGAGTGGGTTCAGGTGTAGGTTCTGGAGTAGGTTCAGGTGTAGGTTCTGGAGTAGGTTCAGGAGTTGGTGTAGGTGTAGGTTCAGGAGTTGGTTCAGGAGTTGGTGTTGGTGTAGGTTCAGGAGTTGGTGTAGGTGTAGGTTCAGGAGTTGGTTCAGGAGTTGGTGTTGGTGTAGGTTCAGGAGTTGGTGTTGGTGTAGGTTCAGGAGTTGGTGTTGGTGTAGGTTCAGGAGTTGGCTCTGGTGTAGGTTCAGGAGTTGGTGTAGGTGTTATATCATCAACAGATGGAGCATCTGGATTGTTTGGAGCAACAGCAGTAAATGTCTGACCATTTGCTGTTGTAGTTCCAGGTTGACTATCAACCAAAAGAACTGGTGATAGTGCGGTATCTCCAAGGTTGAAAACTGCAAATCCTAAGAGATAATCACCATCGGCACCTACTTGATAAGTTGAATACTGCCATCCAGTAGAACCAAAAGAACCTGTTGAATAATCACCTGTTCCTGGATTAGTAAATCCAAGTAATGCATAGTTTTGAAGTTGATTATTAACTGTAATTGATGGAGAAGTTCCTGATCCCTGATAAACAAGTGAAGTGATAGAACCATCATTAAATGGAACATAATCAGTTCCAATGTAGTTCCAAGACATTGTATAGATTTTTCCAGTCTCTAAGGTGACTGATTTTGTAATCCAAGCAGCATCAGTTGGATTTGGATTTCCAAGTCCCGATGCTTGTTGCTGTTGAATAAGAAGATCTTTTATTGCTTGATTTTGTTCTGGTGTTAAACCAAGTGCTTCTGTTGCTTGGTTGAATGTTTGCTGACCGTTTGGTTGTAATGCAGCACCAGCAGTTCCGTAAGGAGCAAACTCCCAAGTTGTTGGTGATACTGCAGGTGCATAGTATGGATTAGGAGATCCATCAGGTAATGTTGGTTGTCCTATTGCAGGAAAAGAACCGGCATTGAAGATAACTGGATTATCTACAACACTAACACCAGTTCCTCCTCCATCAATTGTACTATCTAAGGTTCCTGTTTGATTTCCAGTATTCCATCCTGAGGTATCCCCAGTCTCAAAATCTGTTCCAGATATTGTATCTGCTAATGCTGCTGTTGATGCCCCCATTAAAAGAGCAGACGCTACAGCAAGCGCCTTTGTAGCGTAAGACATAGAAAGTCCTCTATTACTTAGTGTGTACTAAACGAAACAAACTAAAGTTGTTTAAAAGTAAAGTATTCACCAAGTCACAGAGGACTCGGAGTATGTAGATTCAGACCAGTTAAGATCAAGAATCAGTTATGATTTTTATTATTTATCCTTTTTTCCAGGCTTCACCTTCTGCTTTTCTTCTACGAGCAAGACCTGCTTCTACATTTGAACCAGGATTGCGATAGAGAAATAAAGCATCAGGAACTAAGTCCCATTCTTTATTCTTCAGGCGTTTAGTAATAGTATTAAAGTTATCGCCACCGTAGAAACCAGCACCGAGATTATAAGCAAAACTGAGCAGAGCGCCTCTTTTTCCATCCGACATTTCACTCCAATGAGGGATTTTACGCAAGGCAGGAAGGAATTCTTTCTTACATTGTTCGATAAGAAGTTCATCTGCTTCTTGCTGAGTTAAAGTATCACCAAGTTTAAATGGTGAACCATCTTTCTTGCGAGTGGAACCCCAACCAATTGTGATTGGAAGTCCACCAGTAAGAGGATCAGGATATGCTTTTAGATGACATCCTTCAAACTCTTTGATGAGTTTAAGACCCATCATTGGAACATCATCACCACCAACTACAGGTGCTGCAGCAGCAGGAGAGGATGCTGGTGCAGCACTAGTCTTTTTTCCTCTATAAATCTCCGCCCAATCAATATTATCTTCTAGATACTTAACTGGTAAGTTGTCTTCTAACCACTGCACTGCTTTAACGTGATTAGGATTCTTCTCGTCATAAAACTTGAAGAAGTTATGTAAGTCGATTCTTGCCATTGTTGTCTCCGAAATACCGTTGATAAAGTTCGTTTGCTTCTACATGCCTACCATTATTTGTAAGATCTTTAATCACCTTAAGCATCTTTGCCTTAAATCTAGTCGAAGATTCTGCCCCATCCATCGTTGCCTCCTGGACACCAACGGTGCTTAAGAACTGCTTTGGTATAGATTGTTTTCTTACCGTTAGTCACAGGACCAGTGTAGTTATCATTCAATGAACCATAAGGATCATTAACATAATATCCTTTACCATCAGGAGTCTTACCGATTACAACACACATGTGCCCACCAGTAGGTGCAGAAAGAGAACCCCTGTGAAGGATACCAATAACGACAGGCTTCCCAGAGTCAAGACTTTTATCAATATCAGCGAAAGAAAGATTGTAACTAAAGTGTGACTTAACTCCAAAACCTGCAAGTACCTTCGTTTGTACCGCATGATCCGTAGTATCACCAATCGCAAATACTTTCTTGACGTATTCATCGTCGCCTTTAATGCTTCCTGGCTTGAGGAAAGCAAGGCACATAGCGCACGATGAAGAGTTGCAAGTTCTATGTGCATCTCTATAGTTATCTACTTGGTTGAAGTAAGGAACATCTAGAACTGCTGGTGTAGGGGGTTTAGTTCTAAACATTCCAATCCAATCTGTTTCTGCATCATCAAGAAATTGAGCAGGAAGGTTATCCTCTAACCACTGAACCGCAGCTACATGGTTCGAATTACTATCATCATAAAACTTAAAAAAGTTATGAAGATCTAGGGTCATGGATTATCTCTATAAACACTAACGTATTTATAAAAAAAGCGCCTCTTTGGACGCTTTGATTATCTTCAAGCAGTAACAGTTTCTCGGACTGTAGATTTCACATAATCCAGAACATTCTCAGGAGTAGTTGCTTCATAAGGGTCACTGTCTGCGTTGTCGCGCTGACCTGCCTCAACGAATAGTTTTTCGATGATTCCGTTATCCACGACCGCAGCATAACGCCAAGAGCGATCACCGAAACCAAGGTTAGACTTATTGACGAGCATACCCATAGAGCGTGTGAAATATGCATTTCCGTCTGGAATAAGTTTTACTTTTTCGATGTTCTGGTCTTGTGCCCAGGCATTCATCACAAACCCATCATTAACAGAGATGCAGTAAATAGCATCGATGCCACTACTAATAAAGTCGTCGTATTTCTCTTCGAATCCAGGTAGCTGATAGGAACTGCAAGTAGGAGTGAAAGCACCAGGCAGGCTAAACAGGACCACACGCTTTCCATCGAAGAGTTCAGAAGAAGTACGGGTTACAAACTCACCATTCTCACGAAATACGAATTGTACTTGTGGAACTTCGTATTGTTCTTTACGCATTTTAACCTCCATCACCAAATACCAGGAATAATTTGGCCAGTAAAGGCATAAGATCCCATAGCGGCAACAATACCGATCATTGCTGCCCAACCATTAATGCGTTCTGCGCGTTCGTTCATTGTTTTTCTCCTTTATTTTACTTTAGAATAGATAGATGTTTCACCATAATCGCGGTGAGTTTTATAACCAACAACTGCGCCCTTGGTATTCATCAAAGCAGGCATAAAGGCAATTGTAAAGAATACTGCTGGTGCTCCAATAAACAGAGCAGCAACGATTACATAGTAAGTCAGCAGTTCAACTAGAGAGTGTTCCATTATAAGGGTGTTGTTGTTTAAGTTCAGGATTTGGTTGTGAAGGAACAACTGGGTTCCTTGACTTGTTTTTAATTACGATGAAAGCATCGTTTTGGTAAGATACAGTTCCAAATGGTTTTGCCCATTTTGGGTTTGCATTCGGACTGGTAGCAGTTCCTGTTACTGCTACTCCACCAATTTCAACTGAGATCTCATCATCAGCAGACCATCCAAGTTTTTCAAGAGCAATTGCAAACTGCCCCAGCATACCAGCAGTGCTCACAGATTCTCTTCCTGTTCGGTGAGAATTACACAATCACTTGTGGGATAAGCAACGCAAGTGAGAACCCAACCTTCTGCTTGTTGGTCATCATCAAGGAACGACTGTTCTTCGTTGTCAACTGTGCCAGAGATGAGTTTGCCAGCACAAGCAGAACAAGCGCCTGCTTTACACGATGAAGGGAGGTCAACACCTGCCTCTTCTGCTGCTTCAAGGATGTACTGGTCATCAGCACATTCGATAGTAGTTTCGGTGCCATCAGGGGATTGGAGAGTGACATTAAAAACGGTCATTAGTAAGTCTCGCAAATTTTTTCAACGGATGCTGCCAGTAAAACAAAAAAGGCAACTGATGTTATTGTAAAGATAGTTGAAGTCATTGTCAAGTCTCAAACTACTCCAAAGAAGAGGTGCCCAGTGAGAGCATAAGAAATAGCG